CGTTGACCCCTTGCCGTTGTTAACGGCTAATACATTTTTAACTAAGGAGATACCTTCTATATTTTATTCACAGTAAAATATTGTTTTTCTAAATTGTGGGGAGGAGACTCCCCTCATTATTAAAGAGATATCACGAGATAGTAACTACTTACCTTAATACGCTTAATACGCTTAATACGCTTAATACGCTTAATTAATTTATTTTGAAGTAAAAAAAAGACCCTTCGAAAAGAAGGGTCGAAAACTATCCTTGGAGTGGAGGGTTGATTGATATTAATATATTAATAACCTAGTTATAGATTTAGTGCAAGTGCTAATCCTTCTTGACTGATTTGCTTACCAAAAAACCACTCAGCAGTGTGGCTATCAGACCACCACCCAGAACCAGTGCCAGGATCGCCTTCAACTTATCTATACCGTCCATATTAACCTCTATAATTTTAATTGATTACTTATACCACTTGACCCCACAAAGTGCCACTACAGCAATCCTCGAAGCAAATGATTCACTCTATAGCTCTATTGGGTCTGTATTTTAAAGGAAAGTAGGCTTTTTGTACTTGCTCGTTTTCGTGCTTTGCTCCAAGGACATATGCCTCTTCTTCTGCGGATCTTCTGGTTTTCATTAGTGCCTGTGCGTGTCGGTCTTGCAATTCCTTGTTCCGTCTCAGGAGTTTATTTTGAATCGGTAATAGTTTTTCTTCCTGAAATGCGTATAGGTGGGTGGTATGTAAAATATCCGATTGCTCTGGCACTGTCACCTCAACCCCCAGACCTCTTGCCCAACCTATGAAGTATTCAACGCTTGGTCGCTGTGCTTCATACTCTTCTATCCGAGCCATATCCACTCCCCAGAGTTCGATTTTCTTTGCTCCCTGTAGAATGGCAAAGGCTAAAACGTAAGAAATTGAATTAGTGAAATAGTTGGTCTTGGTTATTTCCAAAACTTCTTTTATGGGAAACTTGACAGATGAGGGAAATTCTTTTTCTTTTTCCTGCATGTAGACTGGGATAGTTGCCGACTTCATCCAGTCAATTATTTTCCCTGCGTTTTTGCCTTTGCTGTATTCCTTCCTTGTGTGCAGTTGGAATAGCCTGGTGACTCTGCTGACTCCCTGAACTATGGGAAGTTCATTTATTCCCCAGATTTCGATGGCTTCGTTTTTGTAAGGTGCTGACAGAAACGACGATGGAGCAAACCCGACAATAGCAACTGTCTTTTTCCCAGTTAATGGAATATCCCACTCTTGTGTTTCGGACATGGTTTTCCTGTTCTCCTATTTATTAAAACTTTAGATACAGGAATAAAACTAATTCATTGGGTTCATTTGGTAAAGCAGGGAAATTTCTTTCCCTGCTTTCCATAATCTAAGTACTTGGTGAAAATACTGTGTCCGTATCAGAAACACCATATGCGGTGGAGTTTGTGGTGGATAGTTTTGATCCGCCATAAAGTTCCGCAGTTATTGCTCCTACTGATGCGTTTGCCGTTGCTCTGGTTACGGTTGCTTGAATATACCGGTCTTTAGGACGGTATATATCACACAGCATAACCTTTGAAACTGCCGTTGCTGTTCCAGTATGAGACACTGATGTCCCTGATAGTGTAGTGAAAGCAGAAGTGCTTGCACCCTCGCCAAATGTTGCAATCACAGATGCGGTATTTGCTGAAGTGCTGATAGGTATGGTAAACCTGACCCCTTCAAATCCCTGCATGTCCACTGGAGTTGCATTATAATTGGATGTACCTGCCGCTCGATGAGATGCAACCACCCTGACTTCTGATTCTGAGTTTAATCCTCTAATTCCCATAATTACCTCTTAACTCGCCGCCATCTGAGATCGTGAAAATGCTTCCTCGAAAATCGGCATTCCATCAACCTGCATGCGTCCTATAAAGCCTACCTGGTTATTTGCAGAGTATAATTCCTGCAAGACCTGTAGTTGCATATCAAGTGCGGTGGCTATGTAATACAGTTTAAAATCCCCCAACACTGCGACATACTGAGAAGCAGTAAAAGTGTTTGGAGCAAATTCCGACATCTTGTATGGTCTGTCAATTATTGTATTCGGTCTGTTTCCTGCTATCCCTGCTTGCCATAGATACTGTCCCTGATCATCCTGAAGCAGTCTTACTTTTTTAACCCAGTCCCTGTGACCAATCCAAGTGGATCGGTTGAAGTAGGATTCTTTCAAACTGTATGCCACCTCAATCAAATTATCAGCGGTTATAGTCGTTGTAGTATTTGAAGTGCTGACATCTCTACTGGTAGAAATACCATCAGAACTCGCAGTAAAAACCCCTAGAGGCTGTTGACTGCCTGATCCTGTAAGAAATGCATTCTCTTCAGTCTCTCCAAAAAGTCTGGCAAATTCACCCTGAATCCAGTCTGCTACTGGCTGAGATGCGTTCCTGATATAATTTCTGGAAGCCTTGACCAGTTTAACTGACAAGTGCGGATAAAGTTCCCTTTTCCCAAAAACCCAATTAGTACTGACTGGAACAGTGGCTACTTCACCCTGCCAGTCTGCGTCTGTCTCTTTTGTCTCAAGCGTTGGGATGCCCAGTGAAACAGCGTCTAAAACTTCAAGATTTGTGGCTAATCCTCGAAAGTAAATTGAATCATTTACTTTTTGTAACAGTTCAGTTAAAAACCGTTCTGGTACTACGTTGTAACCACCACCACTTAAATCATCTACTTGTAAAGATGCTCTGGATTCTTTCTGGTTGTAATAGCTTTGTAAAGCATTTCTTTCTTCCCCAGAAATTCTATCCCTGCTTTCTTTACCCAGAATTGCTTTTTTCCATCCTCTGTAGGCAAGATCATCATCTACTTCTGGTTGTTTTTCTTTTACCTGTGGGATTTCTGGCTGTGCCACTGGTTGACTGAACCGGTCTTCTGTATCATGCAATTTTTGATACGCTTGAAGCTCTTGATCCAGTCGGGTCACTTCCGCATCTTTGCGGTTATATGTGTCCCACTGGTCAGATGTCATAGGCTTGACCTCGTCACTCATAGATGCTTCAACCATGCTCCGCATCTCTTTGACTAAGGTGTTTATTTTGCCTTGATGATCTCTGACTTTTTGGTCATTAATCAAATTCATACTTATTCCCTGTTTAAATTTTTTAGTCTGATCTGTTCACTGTGAGCCAAAATCTCCAGCATCCGATGGTGATCCTCATTGCTCTGTGACCCTTCAGATGCGTCCACATCTTCAAGTTTTTCAGCAAGCTGCATTATAAGCGATGACTCGGATTCGTTCAAGGACAGAGAATGTTCCACTTTTCTTTGTGCTACCAAAAGCATTTGATCTCGTGCTGATAGTGAAGTTTCTGGGTATGCCGGATAGGTGACTGGCGACACATCAAATAAATCCACATCTATTAATTCCCTTTTTGCCGACCCTGTCTCTTTGTCTTCGTACCATTTATCTTTCCTAACTATAAAACCAAAAGACATTTGATCTACATCACCCCTTCTGACTGACTCCACCAGGTCTTTTGCCCACTGCGTAGCTGGTGGATTAATATCAACTTTTAAACCATGAGAGTCTGAACTTAATTTAAGTGTTCCACTTTTGGTTCTGCCTAAAACAAAATTAGGATCGTGATTCCATAAAGCTCTCACATCCTGCTGTTCCTTAATTGCCCGATCAAATGCACCCTCGGTGATTCTTTCTTCAAAACCCACCATTGAGTTTGACCAAACATTATAAACCGCAGAATAACCGGTCAAAAGATTTTCCTGGTCTTGAGCCACCCGAAGTTCTGAAACTACTGCCCTTTTTTCCATCAGTTCTGATCCTAATCCTGACCTGTAGCCTTCCCATGAAGTGTTGCAGATTGCTACTCTTTGCTGTGCATCCTGTCCTTCGTTCTTGTCCGAAAGATCAGCAACGCATCTTTCAATATAGTCATCTTTTGACTCGTTTGGTTTTGGTGTCAAAATTGGCATTTTCTCTTCTCCTTAAACTGGTGCAAGTCCACAATCACATCCTCTGTGAAGTGGCGGATGTTTCATCCTCTTATATACTCGCATTACTTTTCCATCGTTTTCTGCGGATTGTACTTCATCACCATCTCCTGCAAATTGCGTATTGACTGGAGTGGTTTTGTTTCTCATCGTCTTACAGTAAGGACAAGTTTTTCCAAAGGTCACCCACCGCACCGCAGAAACCGTTCCTGCTACTGCAAAAGTCGTTGCTGTCATTGCGTTGACCGCTTGGAAGGTTTCCATTTTTGCTAGTTTGCCTGGTCTGCGTTCTTCCCACTGTGAAAGCCTTTCCAAAAGCTCTTGTGGCACATCCTTATCAGCAATTTCCGCATCTCTTACCAAAGACAAAAGCTGACCCTGCGATGAACTGTTATAATCATAAATTAAATTAGTGAAATACTCTTCTGTGAATTTCCTCACCTCATCATCAGTCAAAGGAACTCCAGTATCGGCAATCAGCATTTCCCTGACATATGAAAACAGTGCCTGGTAAAGAGATCCTGTGCGTTCTCTTATTACCCTGCCATGAGTAGCATAATAATTGTCCATGAACCGTTCAAAACTGTTGGCATCCCTTATAATTGGTTTCGTTTTAAAATTGTTCCTTACTGCCTTACTGACATCCTGAACTTCTGCCTTTACTACTCTCCGCCAAGCATCTGCAAAAGCATCCTGCATGGAAAATGCAAACTGCTGTCTTTTCCTTGCTTCCCTGTCTTCTCTCGTTTGCCTTTCCTCTTTTCTTTCTTGTGCTACAGGTGGGTTTTCCACATCCACCATATTTAAAGGCTGAAGGTAAATACCGCCACCTTCGTCCAGTTCGTTCATGTCCTCAAATTGCCTAATGTCGTTACTGCTCAACCATCCCCACTGTTTGCCGGATGCGTAATATTCTGAACGACTCTTGGCATCTCCCCTGAGTAATGCCTGAACCGAAAACTTGAAAAACATATCCTGCTGTTCTGCTTGTGTCAGCAGTTGGGTGTCCATCGCCTGTTCCCATCTGACAAGCCACGGCATCATGGTATATAAGACAAATTCCCTGGTCTGTTCCTCGACGTTTGAAAATGTTGCATGTTCTAAGTCACCAACCAGATGAGCAGGAATATTAAACCACCTTGCCACCTCTGCTACCTGGTATTTCCTTTCCTCGACCAACTGGGATTCCCTTGGTGTGTTGGCGATTGACTGCCACTCCATTCCCTGTTCTAAAACTGCCACCCCATTTTTTCTTCCCCATCTGCCTTGTTTTTGTCTCCAGTCTTCTTTGAGTCTTCTCCTGGCTTCCTCATTTCTGAGTGTCCCCTTCATCTGGAGAATCCCACTCGGACTCGCTTCGTTTGCCAGATAGTCACTTGCGTATTTTTCCAGACCCAGGCTTAAACCGAAAGCGTCTCTGGCTTGATATATAGGATCTTCTCCCTGAATTGCATTAAAGGAAAACCATTGGATATGGAAAATTTCTTCTTGAGAAAATACCCTTGATTCTCCGTCTGGCTTTTGATAGTGAAAAGTTATATTCCCATCGGATTGTTTTATTTTCGTTTGTCCTGCTGACAGTGGAATAATCTGGATAATCCTGCCCAGTCTATCCCTGACAATTTGCGACATGTGGTTTCCGTATAAAAGACACTGAAGCTCTGCCGTTTCTCTCCAGACGTAAGAAGTCATCAGTGGATTTGGTTGCTTTGCTACCAGTCTTGACAAATCGTGATCACTGACCTCCTCTTTCCCTTTTTTCCCAGACCTCCTGTAAAGTTTCAAAGGAAGAGTAGCCACAAATTCTGAAATCCTTGTGACCGCACTTTTCACCGCTGTCACTTGAAACGCATTATCCTGATCAACTTGGATTCCTGCCTGGCTCATCTCACCTGACAGAATGCGGATTATTTCACCCTCGCTCTGCGTTACTTTTTTTGCTCTTTTTGATAAAAAGTCCAAGATCCCCATTAATTATATTCCTGTCTCATATCATTATTATTCCACGTTCATTATACACTAAATTTTGTTCTTTGTTTGCGGTAGCTAGTGCCATAATCAGTGCAACGATTCCATCAATCCTTGCTACGGTTTTTAGTTTATGAGTTTTGACTGGCTTGATATTTCCTGCTTGATCTTGAGCCACTGTCACTCCTTCTGCTTGCCACGATAAGCAGGGATTATTTCCATGTCTTAATTTCCTTCCTGCTGTCAGATCTATTAATAATTTTGACGGTTCGCTCATCGATAAAAAACCTTGTCTAAATTCTAACATCTGGCTTCCTGTTTCTTTCCCTATATCCTGTGCAAAAAACTTTGTTCCAAATGGGTCGTATGCAATCTGACTAACAAAAAACTTTTGACAATCTGCTTTCAATTGATCCATGATATCTTCTTTTTCAATGACATTCCCTTTGCAAGCTCTTACCACTCCATTTTCAACCCAAGAATCATAAGGGACTCTGTCTCTCCTGACTCTTTCAATGAGTCCTTCTTCTGGAATAAAGAAACGACACAAGACATCGTAATATCCACCCTCATCAGGAAAAACCATCACAAACGCTGTAAGATCTTTCCTGTAAGAAAGGTCAAGCCCACCATAGCACAATTCGCCCACTAAGTCTTCCTCATGTACTTCACCTGCGGTTTTCTGCCACTCTCCAATGTCTAACCACCTTTCCACCTTTGCAGTCCACTGATTAAGAAACAATCTTCTGAAAGTATTTTGGTAAGCAGGAGATCTTTTTGCTTTTTCACACTCTGCGTGAAGTTGTTCAATTGATCTAAAAATTCCCAGAGCAGGGTTTGCCTTTTTCCAAACTTCTGGACATGTCCAGTCGTCATCTTTGTCAGCACTGAAAATCATGGCATAGTGTGTAGGATCTGACATGGGATCTTTGATTACTTCAAGTGCGTATTGATGCTGTTCCCAGCAGATGGAATTTTCTGAATAAACTCCTGCGGTTGTAATAGCCAAAGTTAGTGGCTGTGATCTTGCTCCTGTTCCAGTTGCCAGTGTGTCCCACAGTTCCCTGTTCTTCTGTGCATGCAGTTCATCAAATACCATTCCAGATAAATTAAACCCATGTTTTGTTGGAACGTCTGAACTAACTGCACACATAAAAGATCCGCTCTGGTGGTCAATAATTCTTTTTCTGCTTGAAATAACTTTTAATCGCTTTTCCAAATAAGGTGAAAGCCTGACCATATCTTCAGCATAGCCAAAAACAATTCCTGCTTGTTCCCGATCATTTGAAGCAATGACAACTTCTGCTCCTGCTTCACCATCAGCAACCAAAAGCAAAAGAGCAATTCCTGAAGCAAGTGGAGATTTCCCATTTTTCTTGGGTACTTCCAAATAAGCAGACCTCACCATGCGTTTCCCATTCTTGTCCACCCATCCAAAAACCTCGGTCAAAAACTCTTCCTGATATGGAATTAAATGAAAAGGCTTTCCTGCCCACTCTCCTTTGCTATGGCACAACATTTGCTCAAAAAAATTGATGGCATAGTCTGCATGTTTTTGAGAAAAGTGAAAAGTTGTCCCTCGGTGGGTGATTCTTTTTCTGGTTTTAGCTCTTGACGATGCGTGGGACATTTAAAAAGTTTTCAATTGGTTTTGGTGCTTGGTCGGTTATTGCATCAATTTTTGATCTTGATGCAGGAGTCATGCCAAAATCAGAAAGAAGCCTGTGATATTTTTCAAAATACTTTAAAGCTACATTGATCATGGGATTTTGGGTGACGTATCCTGAGTTAGTTCTAACTATTCCCAAAGTAGCTACCTTTTCCGCTTCTGCGTATTTAGAATAAAGAATACACAAAGCAGAAAACGCATCATAATCTATTTCGGTTAGTAATCCCAGGTTGTATAATTTAGGTGCAAGCTCTTTCCATTTCTGCCTAGCTAAAGCAGGTAATTCTTTTGGTGGGTCTCTGTAGGCTTTTTTCGGTATCGCTTCTTTCTTCCTGATCCGTTTTTTGTTTGGCTCACCTTCCAATAGTTTCAGTGCTGTCGGTTTTCTTTGTCCTCTCATTTTTTTATTAGCTGTGCTTTTTCTCCTGTGAAGTCTTCCCACCTTTTTATAATAACGTCACAATACTTAGGTTCTAATTCTATTCCATAACAGATACGATTAGATTTCTCACAAGCAATTATAATGCTTCCTGATCCCAAAAATGTATCTAAAACTATATCTTCATGTTTACTACTGTTTTTTATTAAATATTCTACCATAGCTACTGGCTTCATTGTTGGATGCTCTTTATTTTTCATTGGTTTAGGAAAATTCAAAATAGTCGTTTGCTTTCTGTCAGAATACCAACTATGTGAACTTCCTTTCATCCATCCATATAAAATTGGCTCATGTTGCCAATGATAATCTTGTCTTCCCATAACTAAGGCATTTTTTACCCATATTAAACATTGCCTAACATCTAACTCTGAATTCCTACAAGCAGACCTAAAATTATAACCTTCGCTGTCTGCATGAAAGATATAAAACGAACTACCAGATTTAAGTTTTTGACGTGCATTTAAAAACGACTCAGTTAAAAAAGTATTAAAATCTTCATCTTTTAAATTGTCATTTTTAATTTTTAAAGCATTACTCCCTTCGTAATTAACATTATAAGGTGGATCGGTTAAATAAAGATCAGCTGTTTTATCATCTAATAATTTTTCCAAAGATTGACTATCTGTGTTGTCTCCACATAAAACACGATGATTTCCTAGTTTCCATATTTGACCTATTTCGGTTTCTGCTTCTTCTGGAATTTCAGGAGTTTCATCCTCATCTGTCAATCCCACATAGCTTTCTTCTACATTCAACGCTGTCACTATCTCTTTCTCAGTGAATCCAGTTATGTCTAAATCAAGACCCAACTCTTTTAAATCCACCAACTCTAAAGACAACAACTTGTCATCCCATTTTGAATCCTCTGCTGATCTATTATCCATCAGTCTGAATGCTTTCTTTTGACCATCAGATAAACCAGTTGCCATATGCACTGGAACTTCTTTTAGGTTTAGTTTTTTGCTTGCCTTCAGTCTTGTATGTCCTGCCAACACTACAAAATCTTCATCTACCACTATTGGCTGTCTAAAACCGAATTCCTTAATACTTGAAGCAACATTATCAACAGACTCATCATTGTTCCTCGGATTTCTGGAATAAGGAATTATTTTGCTGATATCTACTG